CGTTCTGCGGGAGAAGATCGGAGAATGTCTCAGGCCCTCCTTTCGGACAGGTGCGCTTGCATGGAGGCGGGATGTTGAACGCTCTCGGCATCGGAGCGCCGCGGTGCAGCTCCGGCTTCCCTGTCTCAAAGTTGTACATCACCATGAAGCACTTGTGGCAGGGAATGGCGGCAATCTCGGGGCGCGTCCACAGCAGATACGCCCCTCTGGCTAGTTTCCCTCCAGCACCTGCTCAACGCTCTTGCTGGGCCCTGTCGCCGCCACGGCCTGCTCGCGCTGTGCACGCGCGAAGGCCTCATACGGCGTCTGCTGGGGATCAACATCTCCTCCATCCTGATTGTTCAACACGGCCCACAGCCGATTGAACAGGGCCGGCCTGAGTCGGATGACCTGGTTGATATCCTTGTGATCGACTGGCTGGCCGCCGGGCTGCTTGACGTTCCAATCGACAAACTGCTGGGTGATCCAGCGGGCGGCGATCCATTGGCGCTTTTCCCAGTCGTCTTCGGCCAATTGCAGTTCGCGTTGCACCTGACCTTGCTGGATCATGATCAGCGGGCGGCAGCGCCCCCGAAACTCTCCGTGGATTCCTGACAACTCCCGGAAGTACACATTTTGCGTGTAGCCATCTGGGATGAAGCTCGCTGTTCCGTTGTTCGAGGACATTTTGTTCTCCTAAAGAGCTATGCTGTCGAATCATTCGTAATCACGAGTTCCAGCGTGGAAGCGCTGGACCGCGCAATGAAGTCGTTTCTCAAGACGATTTCGGCCTTCCCGCCGACTACCGGACTTTGCTCGGGGCCCATCACGCTTGCAAAGTCGAACCGCAGGAACATATTTCCATTGGTGAACTTGATGAACGCCGGACCTTTGTCGGTCGTTTGTGGATGGAGATCATCCGCGTCGGTATCAAACGGGGTCGTGAAACTCAGCGTCACCAACCTGTCGGCTGGTGTTATCGAGGTCACGGTGGGCGAATTCACGAATCGAGGATCCATAAAGTTATCAATGGAAATGCCGATGTCGAAGATTTCCCTGGCGGTACCGCTGGGAAGCTGCACGTTCCCACTTGTGTCATGGAAGACATACGGTGCCGCATTGGCGGCGGTCGATAACGTAGGCGGACTGGTTGGGGCAGCAACCCCTCGCGTCTCATCGCCGCCAATGATCGTCAGCGTCATCTCGAGAAAAGCATTTGGTTGAGAACGAAAGTCGGCCCGAGTGACTAGGCAGTCGGTGTATTCAAACCTGTCTGTCACGCGATCCACAAGTACCGCAAATTTGTTGAATGTGTTGCCAAGCTCAAACAACTCACCGACCGCCGCGCTCCCAGTAATACGCGGCAGCCAATTGACGAGATCGGCGGGCGACGGGTGCAACACGATCGTGCCTTGGATCGGTTTGATTCCTATACGTGTTCGTTCTTTGGGCATTGAACGAGTTCCACGGATACCGCCTGTATCGAGGAGCTGCCGAGTGGCCTGCAGGTCCTCACTGATGAATTCGTACACTTCCGCAGTCGAGCCATACGTTTGCGATCCGGTGCCAGTTTTCACGTAGAGTTTCGACAGAACGCCTTGTGCTGCATCGCCCATATTTCACCTCACTGCAGTCGCGCGACGATTCCGTCGGCGACGTTGTTCGCGATCTTGTCTACCGATTCCCCGGACAGACCGACCATCGGCCGCGCCGGTACGCGCCGCCCCGTCCGTTTGTTTTTGAAGCCCGTTTGATGATAGCCGGCATGTGCGACGCTCGTGCCATACACAAGTTCATTTCCGCCCGATTGTCGGATTGCTCCCGCCCCGCCGCTGATCAAACTGTTCTGCAGCGTACCCTCTTCAAACAGGATGGACGTGTGACCCTTCTTTGCTACCGTTGCAGGACTAAGCGCTGCCCAGCCTGCACCGGAAGGCGCACGTTGCTCCGCGAAGTAGCCAGCGTGAATCTTCTCCAGCGTCACAAATTCAGCACTGAGAATGCGGCTGTAATCCACGGCGGCTGCTTCCTTCGCAATTTGCTGGCTCGCCTGTTGCACGGCAGCATTGATAGCGGCACCGATTTCAGATGCATCTCGAACGGTGATGGTGATGATGATCGGGGCTGCCATGGCTACTTCTTCTTGTTCGCCCTGAATGGCAACTTGGAAACCTTCACTCCCTTGATACGAGTCTTCGCCTCGGCCTTCGAGATTCCCGATGCCTTGGTCTTGGCCCCGCTGGCGATCGCCCCAAACAGGCGAGCCTGAGCTTTGCTCGTTGCTTTCGGCATGTTCACCCCTTCTTTGCCGCTCGCCGGCGTCCGGCGGCGGACCATTTGGCCATCTTCTTTGCTCCATGAGCCTTCCGTCCCGCCGCGGCGGCTGCCGCAGCAGGATCGCGGACATCGCCTCGGGCAGCGATCTTCTTCTCCAATTGGGCAAAACGTTTGCCCGTCCCGAGTTTCGGTTTTTTGGCTGCTTTCTTGGCCATTACATTCCCGTGCCTTTCGTGCCCCTGGCCTTCATCATGGCCTTGCCTTGAGCCATCATTTTCTTGGCCCCTCTGTTCATCATCTTTGACATGCCGGCTGCCGACGATGACATTTTTGTCTTGCTGGGCGGTTTCTTGATTTTGGCCGAAGTCGGCGATTTCTTGCCATAGCCTGATTTGTGCGCCATCGTTTATCCCCTTGTTTCCCGTGACAGGAACCTGCAGACCAACACGCTGGTCCAGATATTATCCTTCAACCAGTCGTCTGCATCCACGACCGTGCCAGGTTCCACCAGACAGTTGTGGATACTCGCCCCGCTGACGTAAGACGAGATATCCAGGCGCTGGTTGATGAACTTCTTGCGGATTCTCTCTCTCCATTGTAGCTTCCGATCAAACCGGAATTCCTGATCCTGGGTACCCGGCACGGCATCCGCCGGAAGCCCGGTGCCCGTGTCCTGCCGGTCGATGTCGAACATCACTATGGCTACCGGATAGCCGATATCATCTCTTTCGTTTGTACCCGCCGTTGCGGGCATCGTTTCCTGTCCAAGCGGCAACACCAGTATACCAGGTAGTCCGGGAAAGATCGTCTCCCGCTCGCTCTGGACTTTGGCAAGCTGGATGTTGGCTGAATCGATGTCCACCAAGCTAAGTTCCTGGATGTCTATCTGAACTTTCTGCATGATCGCGTAGTAAGTGGACAGGCCAGCCGTCGCTGCAGAGAACGCCAGAGTGACAGACGTTCCCGTGACCGTGTAGGCGCCACTCCCTACTGACAGCACGAAAGTTCTGGAGAATGTCGCATCGGTGCCGGTCAGCGAGTAAGCCCCGGCGTCGGCTGCCAGTGCGAATCCGAACAACAACGTTGCATCCGTGCCGGACAACGCATAGGAACCTGCCTCCGCACTCAGAACCCGATCCGCAAGCAAGTTGGCGTCCGTTCCAGACACTGTATAGGCGCCAACGCCAGCAGACAGGCTGAATCCAAAAAGCAGATCGGCATCCGTGCCTGTCAGCGCGTAAGAGCCGCTTTCTGCAGAGATAATCCGATCAAACAGAAGATCGGCCGCGGTGCCGCTGATTGAATAGACTCCAGATTCGGCCGAGATGAGGAAGGTGCCTGCTGCACTGTGAATCAACGTGGCATTGCTGCCCGTCAGTGCATAGGAACCGGCTTCTGCGATAAGAACTCTATCAGCGAGCAAATCAGCAGCCGTGCCCGTCAGGCTGTACACTCCAGCCTCGGCAGATAGTATCCGACCGAATTCCAGCGAGGCGTCAGTGCCGCTGAGGGCGTAAGTCCCGGCGTCGGCCAATAGAACAGCACCAAATCCGAGAGAGGCATCCGTGCCCGTGATGGCGTAGCTACCGGCATCAGCTGACAGGACCCTGGAGAATTCGAGAGAGGCGACAGTACCAGTTAACGCATACGATCCTGCCTCTGCCTGCAGTGCTGTTTCAATCGCTCCCCACGTCAGAAAGCCCGAGACATTCAGCAGATTGTTGTACTCCGCTTTCAGCCAGGCGGCGGCGCGATCGACGGCTGAAACCCTCAACTCCGACAACCGACCGTTGAAATCATTGTTAATTGAGCCATCGGCGACCGTACGATCTCCGCCGAGATGAAACAGATCGACTCCAGTTGGAGTCTTGGATGTTGTAATTTCCGTGCCAACGCCGTCATTCACATAGGCGAAGCGACTTGTCGTGGTAACATATCGAGCTGCAAAATAGAACCACGAATTCAGAGAAAACGTATTCGGGCTTGAGCTTGCTGAACCAAAATCGTTCGTCGGTTGCGCTATTCCCGCACCAACAATCCCAGTTGCAGCCAATGAACCATAAAATGCAGACCAAGACCCAAGATTCGAGTCCCCATTCCAAATGGCAGTTCCGCCGCCAGAAGTCGGCACATAACCTAATCCGTGAAACACCAGCGGTGCAGCTGTTCGCCATGCCGTGACGTGCAGTCCGTCATCTGCCCCATCGAAATTGAAGTAGGGCCTAGCGCCATCCATGTTATTCACGGACGCATTGCCGACTACCGTGAGCGTTCTTGCCGTGCTAGTCCGTACCGCAGTGGATCGGCCACTCCAAACGGTAAGATTTGCATCGTAGGCGTTGTATTGGCCAAAAGTATCTCCCACGGCCGGCTGTGTCGCGCCTGTCTTGCCCCAGTACAGATAAACGTCCGTGTCCACTGAGGACGAAACAGCAGTAACTCGAGTGGCAAGTTCCAGCACGCCAAGGGCGGGATTGTTGTTTATGGTAGCCGTGCGGACATCCAACGGGATTCGCGTATTGCCGTCTGATAGCGTCATGCGCAGATCGCCGCCGCCGCTGAGCATCGGGCGGGCGCCATCGGCATCCAGAGGACCATTCACGGAGGTCAGGACGGAGTTGAACGATTGGTCAAATGCCAGCGTCCAATTGCTGAGATCGGCGTCGATCTTTGTTTGATCGATCGTCAGTTTGACTCGATAATTCCAGCCAGTCAGCCATGCCATGAGACGCTATACTTGGAATATGCTGGACAGCCTTGATGCTTCATGGTTTGTGATTGCGACCGGTGCACCTTGATTTTTGCGCACGTAGTATGCCTGCCACTTCAGGTTGCTCGCGTCGGCGATAAGGATCGAATACACAACCATCTCGTATCTTTCGCTTATCCAGTGAATCTGAATTCCTTTGTAATTGTTTGGATTAGTATCCACTGCCAAAAGCATCCAAGCACGCAGATCGCTCTGCACTGTCTGCTGTTGTGGTTGCGTGTCTTTATAGAAAGCCGTTTCTCCAGGCAGGCCTTCGTCTATGACGTAGTAGTGAATGTTGCGATAGACGGCAGTCGCACCCTTCGTCTCGCGAATGTTGACGAGATACCACTTCGATCCGTCTGGCTTCGTTTCCAGAAGTTCAGGCGATCCTACCCAATCGACAAAATCAAGCGCGTTCAAACCAGCCAGAAATTCGGCCGTAGTCATGTGAAGACGTCCTTTTCTTTAGCTGAATCACCGCCGCTTATTCGGGACGGCTGAATAGTTGGCCCGGCTCTGCCAACATATACCGGTGTCGCGTGCCGCAGACTTTGCATGCACGAAGGGCTGTCCTGAGCACGATATCTTCCTGGATCAACACCAGATTGTACCGGTGTTTGCAGCACATCTTCAGCTCCGCCTTCTTGCGGAGCGATTCATCCCACCGAGCCAGTGTCTGATCGTCCATCATTACACCAACGTGAAAATGCTGGCTCCAAAATCCGTGGTGAAAGTCTCGGATGCAGCCGGAGTGACTGTACTTCCGTAATCCCACCAGCCGATCAGTGCATCAGTCGGTGCAACGGTCGTATCGTTGTAGAGCACGATGTACCTCAAGCCTCCGAAACCTGCGCCGGATGCGGTCCACACGACATCGGTGCCCGTCAGGGTTGCGGTTCCTGCTGTCTGCGAATAATCATTCGCAATATCAGTGCCGCCAGCGGGATATCCATTCTCGGCAGTGATCTCAGCCAGATCGACCTTCACCTCATTGGCTGTTGCGCTGGGGGCCGTGTTGCTGGCGTAGACTTTCAGCGTGTGGCCCGCGGCATGGAGCTGATGGACCCCTACGCCAAGGTCCTCTACAAACTGATTGAAACTTATTGTAGGTCGCCATGTACCTACGCCCCCTTTCCAATGTGTGCCGCTAATCGAGCAATCCACGCAAAGAACTCTTCTTGAGATCGATCGTTCTTCGCGACGTTACACTGGCGACACGCGGTTACTACATTGTTGTCCACATACCCTAAGGATGGTTCTATCCTGTCGATTCCATTCAGTGGATTTGGTGTCGCCCCGCAATAAAAACATGCTGATGTCACCAATTCCTCGAATCTTCCATGGGTCAGCTCATATCGTATCCCTTTCCGTTTCGAGCGACCCTTGTACTCGTTCATCGCATTCCTGAGTGGATTCCTTCTCTGCCATTGGCGAGCATTTTCCGCCTGATGTAGCCTGAAAGTCGAATCCGCGACACGCTTGCGTTTCTGCCATTCACGTTGGTATGCGCGGTACGTTTCCAGCTGCAATGGCGTCATCCTTGCGCGATAAGAGCTGTACGATTCGCCTTTCCTTTTCCGGACCCATCGACTATCGTTCTGTGTTGCCATTGCGAGGTTTCCTCTCGTGATGGTTGAGCGGTTGAATCTAAGCCATTCAGCCGCTCGTTATTCTAAACCTTTCCCCTCGCTATGAAAGCCCGCGTGTTTCTACCTCAAATGGTCCCAGCGTATCGCTGGCAGTCATGTCCAGCGTTGGATCGGCCAGAAGCTTCTGGATCGCCAGCAGCTCTTCGTAAAGACCCTGCTTGTACTCGACGTGCCGATCACTATTGCGAACGGCCTCGAGCTCGACGCCGATCGTAGTCATTCGAGCAATGAGACTGGCCCTGATGCCCATACGTCACTCTTCCTTCTCCCCGTGAAGGATCGACTGTACGTCGGTGTAGCTCTGGGACGCCATTTCGTTCAAGTCGATCTCCTCTTCCATCCTGGGACGCGGGCACGTAATTGCACTGGCCTCAAGTTCGTGGCCCGGCGCAAGTTTGACAGCGGTCAAGATGTAACGATGGGTCTGCATCGCCAGATTGTGATAATTGAACCATTGGCGCTGAGCGTCGACAACATCGTGCGCATGAATTACCAAAGAATCGTGTTCTTCCGGACCGCGCTTTTGTTTTATCGCCCAGAAAAACATCGCAAGCGGTTTTCTGATACGATCCGGGTCGCGCCGAAAGACGTCATCGATGTCCATATCCGGACTCGTCCGAATCCGGCCTGTTGTTTTTCTGGCCATGCGTTCTCCTGTCAGTCTCTCGTGTTGCTACGCAGCGGTTGATTTGATCGCATACCGTGGTTCGATCACTGCGGGTACCCCAAACTCGCTCACCTTCCATGCCCGAACGATGTCCTGCTTGAATTCCCAATCGCTATTGGCCGGGAGTTGCTGGGTGGTCAAGGGCCAAACCTCCATGTACCGGAATGCCTTCCTGAAGTCTCCCATATACCAGCTTGTTTCCAATTCGGAAGCTGCGAGAAGCCGTACGGAAACGTACGGGCTGGTCAGGATTTGCAGATCACTCGCCGTTGCGCCGCCCATATTCGGATTGTTCAGCGGATTCGGGCTGAGCGTTTCGAGATTGGCGGATGAACCACGAACTTGGGTGGCGTTGATAATCCGCCGGGCGGTATACAACAAACTGCTGGTGACGATGATTTGCCTGGCATTGATGACGATCGGCTCTCCAGTCTCCGGATCAGTCATCGCGTCAAAGAGCTGCATCACGTTCTCGATATCCGTGTAATCTTCCAAAGCGTTAGTTGCCCGCAGATTGTCGAAGTTGTGCGGCGCCGTGGTGCTATCAAGATAAGTGGTTGTGGGACTTGATCCATTTCGCTTCCAAGACGTCTGCAGGCCGAGCACCGTGTCCAGGACACGTTTCTCCTTGTTCATCCTCATGGTCGTGCTGATTGTGTTTGCACGATCCAAAAGTACGCCGGTTCGGTCCGCGATGATCAATTCTTTGCTGAGCGCGAGAATATGCCCGCGCTTCACCGGTCTGGGAGTCTCAACGTAGGCCTCTGTGATGCCGGTCAATGGATACGGCTGCG